GGGATGAGTCCGAAGATAAATGGGCATTAGGCACAACGACATCAAATGCCAGTAGCACTGGTAATTTGAATATGACAACTGGAACATTGGTTGCAAATTTAGAAGGCACAATCCAAACAGCATCACAAACAAATATTACAGCAGTTGGTACATTAAGCTCTGCTACAGTAAGTGGTGATTTAACTGTAGATACATCAACATTAAAAGTTGATAGCAGTAACAATAGGGTAGGAATTGGTACTGCAAGTCCAGCAACTGCATTAGATGTAAGTGGTAGTGGTACAGACTACATAGCTACATTTCAAAACACAACTTCTGCTACAGGGTATGGTGTTTTAATAAAAGAACCATTAAATGCAAGTGCTGGTTATCCATTGTTAGCAATAACAGACGGTCAAGCTAATACTGTAAGATTTAGGGTGGATAGTAGCACTGGTCATGTAGGTGTTAATAGAGCGCCAACTGCAAATGATACAGTTCATATTAATGATACAACACCTAGAATAAAACTTGAAGAAACATCTAGTGGTGGTTCAAAAATGCTTGTTTTGGGTGTTGAAACAGATGGAACACCTTTTATTGATGCGCCACAATCTGGTGGAAATATAGAATTTAAATGTGTTGGTGTACCAGCAATGCAAATAACAAGAACTGGGGATACAAATAACCCAGCAGAATTTAGAATAAAAGGTGGTTCTGGAAGTTTGCATCAATGTATTACTGGAACAAATTGGGGTTACTCAACTGGCTATGAAGCATTTATGATGGGTAGAGATGATACTGCATCTGAAGGAACTTTTAGTTTTGGTTATAATCCAAGAGTAAATGCAAATGCTGGTTTTACTGGCGATGGTAGAGAAATAATATTTCGTAGAGGTATGAGATTTTATACACCAAATGCTTCTAATAATGGTTTCTTTAATCAATTTACACTGCTTGATGGAGTAGCTTCTGGTGATTTTAATGATACTTCTGATGAAAAATTAAAAGAAAATATTAAAGATGTATCTGAAGGTATATCAATTATAAAACAATTAAGACCAGTTATCTTTGATTGGAAAGATGAAGCTAAAGGAAATGGTCTTGGTGGTTTTATAGCTCAAGAGGTTCAAAAGATTTTACCTAATGATGTAATGGGCGAAGAGTATGTTGCACCAGATAAAGAAAAAGATATTGAAGGTACAGATGGTCTTTCAATTAATACTACAAGTATAGTTGCTCATCTTACAAAAGCATTACAGGAAGCAATTACAAAGATAGAAACATTAGAAGCTAAAGTTAAAGCACTGGAGGAAGCATAATGGGTAATACAAGAAATTTAGGCGATTTATTAAACACAGATAGCACAATAGCCACAGCAGATGTTGCAGATGGTGGTATAACTACTGCTAAATTAGCCGACACAGCCGTTACAACGGCTAAAATAGGTGCTGATGCTGTTGATGGTACTAAAATTGCTGACAATGCTATAAATACTGAGCATTATACTAATGGCAGTATTGGTACAGTAAAATTAACCGATAATATTATAACAACTGCTAAATTAGCTGATGATGCAGTAACTACTGCAAAGGTCGCAGATGATGTAGCAATTAGTACAACTGGTACAATAGCTACAAGTAATGATTTAACTGTTGGTGGTACAGACTTTTTTGTAGATACGTCTGCTGACAAAGTTGGTATTGGCACTAATACTGCTAATGAATTACATCAAAAACTTACAATTTATAGTTCTGCTGAAGCTGGTATTCAATTTCAAAATAATGCTACTGGAGTAACAAACAGCACAGATGGTTGTAGAATATCTGTATTTGAAGATGACATACAATATACGAATTATGAAACTGCTGGTAAACATATGTTTAATGGTGGTTCTGGTACTGCAACAAGACTAGAAATAGAAGCAGATGGTGATGTAAATGTTAAAACTGGCAACCTTGTTATAGGAACAAGTGGTAAGGGAATAGATTTTTCTGCACAAAGTGGCACTAACAATGTTCCTACTGGTGACGGAACTGCAAACCCAACATCTGAAAATGAAGTTTTACAATATTATGAGCATGGTACGTTTTCTCCAAAACCAACTGCTAGTGGTTGTACATTCTCTTATCAAGGTGCTGGTAATGCTTATGGTTCTGGTCATTATACACGAATTGGAGATATGGTCTTTATTGATATAAACTTAGATAGTGGTAATAGTGTATCTGGTTCAACTGGAAATGCAGTAACAATTCAAAACCTTCCGTTTAGTGGAAATACTGGTTGTACTTTGAATGGTGGTCAATATTTTTATAGAAGAGTATCAGATAGTACACGACCATTTATTGGTTGTCAACAATATGGAACGGCAATTAGTTTTTTACAAATGCCGGCTCAAGGTGTTTGGAGAGATTTACCAGCAAGTCAAGTGAGTTTTGTAGACCACAGATGGAAAATAGCTGGGTGTTATCATATAGGTTCAATTTAGGAGAAAAAAATGGCAGAAGGTGATTTAACAAAAGAGAATATAATAGACAGAATGGAAGTTTATGGAAGTTGGAGTATATCAATTAGAACTTCTATAAGGGTTAGCGAAGAACAAGCAGATGGTTCAAAAAAAGTTGTTAGTAATTCATTTCATAGGGCATCTTTAGAACCTTTTGAAAGCAATAAATTAGCTGATGGAAGTTGGGAACATACACCAACTGATTTGTCTAATGAAGAAGCTAAAGTAAAAGCAATGGCTGAAGCGCTATGGACTGATGATGTTAAAGAAGCATATAAGAAAGCAATAGAAGAGAATAGATAATGGCACTATCTAAAATAACAACTGCAAGTATTACAGATGCTAACATTACTACAGCAAAGATTGCCGATACAGCTATAACTACTGCTAAAATAACAGATGCTAATATTACCACAGCAAAGGTTGCTGATGACGCAGTTACAAATGCAAAAGTTGGAGATGATATAGCTGTTGGTAAATTTATTACTAAAATTACAGCAAGTAATGATGCAACTGTTTCTATTGGTAGTAGTTCAATAACTGATGATTTTGATATTTATGATGTAGTAATTAATCAATTAAAACCAGCAACTGATAGCACAATGTTGGAAGTTAGAATGGGAGTTGAAGGTACAACTGGTGTAGATACTGGAATGAATTATAATTACTTTTTAAAACAAAAATATATGACACATGGTGCTTCTCTTTCTGGTGCGTTATTTTATGATGTTGTAGATGACAGTATTCATTTAAATAGTGGCAATAATTCAAATACTAGATTAGGCAATGCTTCCACTGATTACTTTAATGGTCATTATCGTTTTCACAATTTAAGAAGTACAACCTCAGTAAAAGCTATAACAAATATAGACCTATTTATGAGAAGTGCTACAAATGCTTATGTTACTTATGGTTTAGAGATGTTTCAAGCTGGTTTTGAAAATTCTTCAGCCAAAGTTGATGAAATACAATTCTTTATGAGTAGTGGCAATATAACATCTGGAACAATATCAGTTTATGGAATTAAATTATAATGAGCGAAGTTTTATATAAAAATGTAGATGGCATTAGAACAAAATTAACTGATGCAGAAATTGAACAAAGAAAAAAAGATGAGCAACAAGCAATAGACGATGCTTCAAAATTAAAACTTATGGAAATACGAAATGAAAGAGAACCACTGTTATTAGAAGCTGACCATAAAATAAATACTTTAGTTGATAATGGTGGCGATGCAACTGCATGGCGAAAATACAGACAAGAATTAAGAGATATTACTAAATCATCTGATTTAGATAAAGTAACTTTTCCAAGTAAACCAAGTTAAGGAGTAAAAATGGAAAATCAAAAGATAGACCAAAAAGTACATCAAGCGATTGTACAAGAAATAGTAGAACAAAGAGATAGAGCAATGAATGATGCAATACAAAAAGGTGCAGATTATAGATTGGCTATGGCAAAAAATAAAGAATTGGAAGAAAGGTTAGATGCGTTGCAACCAAAAGCTATAAAAGACAAGGCAAGCAAGTAATGCCAGCAATAGGTGGAACAGCATTAGATAAAGCGTTATTGCCGGTAGCTGATAAGTTTATAAAAACTTTTGGCACAACAGCAAAATTTACGCACAAAAAATTTTCTACTTATAATGCAACCACTGGTGCAGTTACTGCAAGTGATAAAAATTTAAATATAAAATGCATTATTGAAACAAGTAACAGAACACAAAATGATACTGGGCTGGTTAATCTTGCAAAAACTATAACGGTAGCGTCAAGAACTTTTGATCAAGCACCAGAAGAGGGTGATATAGTAAAAATTTTAAATGTTGTTTATGTGGTTGGTTCAGTTATAGAAAACTTTAGTGGTCAAAGTGTTGCCACTTATACTTTAGGGCTTACAAAGTAATGTCGGTAAGACAATTCAATTTAGATTTGGCAAAGTTTAGCAAAAAAACGCAATTAAATTTAGATATAGTTGCTAGAAAAGTTGGGTTTGAAATATGGAACGGTGTAACAAAAAAAACACCAGTTGATACTGGTAGAGCAAGAGCAAGTTGGAATTTAACTGAAGAAGTTGTTAATTTAAGCACAGCAAGTGAAAATGTAGTGCATGGCGCAAATGCAAAAGGCAGTGTTGGCAGAATTACCGGTAAAGGTGATGTTATTTATATAACAAATAATGTTGATTATATTAATGAACTTGATAAAGGTTCAAGTCAACAAGCGCCAAATGGCATGGTAAGTTTAACAATAAATGAGGTACAAGCGCAGTTAAAAGCGTTGACAATTTAAAATGACTTTTGCAGATGAAAGAAAAGCAATAGAAAGCCGGTTAAGTAGCAACTGGACAACAACAACAATACAGTTTGAAAACGTACCTTTTAAAAAACCGGATAATAATACTTATATTGCCATGTTTATTTTAAATGGTAGTGCTGAACAAATAGATATGAGTGGAAGCGCTACAACTGATAAACACAGGCATATTGGTAATATAATTATACAGATATTCGTGCCGGCTGATACTGGCACTAATACAGCACGAAGTTATGCCGATAGTTTAGCTACTATTTTCAGAGCCGTGCAATTCTCTGCTGGGAGCAGTGGAACAATCTTATGTCGAACACCTACAATAACAAGAGTTGGGGTAAGTGAAGGCATATTACAAACTAACCTAGATATCCCTTTTCAAAGAGATGTCACTTATAGCTAATAGGAGCGAATATGGGCGATACAAACCAAACCTCGATTGCTGTTGTGGCAGAGTCCACATTCGGTGTAACACCAACAAACGGCATGACATTTACAAGATTTACTGGCGAAAGTTTAGCTTTTAATATTGAAAATACGCAAAGCGAAGAAATAAGGGCTGACCGTAATGTTCAAGATATTATAAGAACAAACGCAAGTGTATCTGGTGATTTAAATTTTGAATTAAGTTATGGAACTTATGATACATTATTAGAGGGTCTAATGATGTCAACTTACAGCACAAACGTACTAAAAAATGGCAGTACATTAAAAAGTTTTAGCTTGGAAAAAAAGTTTGAACTTGGCAGTACAGATAAATTTCATGTATTTAAGGGCTGTAGAATAGGTTCTATGGGGCTTAATATAAGTGCTGGCGAAATAGTAACCGGTAGCTTTACTGTTTTAGGTAAAAATATGACAGTATCAACTTCGGCTGTTGACAGTTCAATAGATGCAACCACAACAGCGCAACCATTTAACGCAGTTAATAATGTTACACAAATTTTAGAAGGTGGCAGTGGCATTTCTGAAAGCGTTATGAGTTTAAGCCTTACAATAGATAACAATTTAAGAGCGCAAAACGAAATTGGTAATTTAGGCGCAACTGGTATAGGGCTTGGACAATTTAGTGTAACCGGTTCTATGTCGGCTTATTTTTCTAGTGGTACTTTATATGAAAAATTTGTTAATGGTACTGACAGCGCTTTGTCAATTACGTTAAACGATGGTTCTAACAGTTACACTTTCTTATTACCTAAAATTGAATATACAACTGGCACTGTAACAGCCGGCTCAACTAATTCAGATGTAATGTCTGATTTGGAGTTTATTGCAAAGTATGATACATCAGAAGCGTGTACTTTGAAAATAACTAGAGCATAGGTAATATGGATATAAATGATTTAAAATATAACCCAGACCTCGCTAATAATGGGGTTTGGGTTGAACATGATGAAACAACATCATTTTTAATTGCAAAATTAGGCAATAAAGGTTTTCAAACAGCTTTTAAAAAAAGATTACAACCATACAGAAGAGCATATGAAAATGGAACTCTTTCAGCAAAAAAAGAAGTTGAAATTATGGTTGAATGTATGGCTGACCACATTTTGCTTGGCTGGAAAGGATTACTTTTGAATGGAAAAGAAATTCAATATAGTCGTGAAAAATGTGTTGAAATATTAAGCATGGAAGGTGCTGAAGAGTTTAGAGATTTAATTACAAATTATTCAACAGATGTTGCAAATTACAAAACGGAGCAAAACGAACTTGATTTAAAAAACTAATAGCGTGGTTGCGTTGGCAATTATCTTGGGGAGATAAATATGAAAAACTTGTGGCAACCGTAAAAGATGTGCATGAGAAGCCATTTGTAAAAGACGCAATCACGCTTACATATTTTCAACAAATTTATGCAGAAGCATTTGTTGATTTAAACAATCATAGGCAAGTAGGAATGGCTGTTTCGCCTATACCGTTTAGTGATATAAAAGCATATGTAGAATTGCATAAAGTAACAGATGTAGAGGATTTTATATTTATAATATCACAACTAGATATTGAATACATAAAAATTTCAAATGCATCAAACAAGGGCAAGTAATGGCAGACCTAGCAAGATTAAATATAGCAGTAAATACAAGAGGTGCTAGGCAACAACTTGGCGCTTTTCGTACTGCAATGGCTACCACAAGCAGAGCCGTTACAAACCAAGTAAACAGAATACAAGGATCATTTAGAAGTGTAACTAGCGCTATATTCGGCTTACAAGGCGCTCTAGCCGGTGTTGGCTTGGCTTTGGGTGCTGGTGCAGTAGTGCAAACAAGTTTGCGCCTAGACCGTTTAAGAACGGCTTTAACGGCTGTTTCTGGTAGTAGTGTACAAACAAATAAAACATTACAAACATTAGAAGCTATGTCTGATAGGCTTGGCGTAAACTTTTTGGCAACTGCCGAAGGTTTTAAAAACTTTTCTATTGCATCTAGAACTGCCGGTATGGATGCAGATACAACAAATAAAATATTTGAAGCTGTTGTAACTGCCGGTGGCGCAATGAAGTTAAGCACCGATGATATGAGTGGTTCTTTAAGGGCATTGCAACAAATGATTTCAAAAGGCAATGTTCAAGCTGAAGAATTAAGAGGGCAATTAGGTGAGAGACTTCCGGGCGCTTTTGCAATGTCAGCAGAAGCGTTGGGCGTTACAACAAAACAATTAAATAAAATGCTTGATAATGGCGAAGTTTTAGCAAGTGATTTATTGCCAAAACTTGGTAATTTGTTAATGGAAAAATTTAAAGAACCAGCAGAAGTAGCGTCAAAAAGTGCAACTGCTGAATTTAACAGATTTTTTAATGCTATAGATAAAGTAAAAATTGCGATAGGTGAAGCTGGGTTAATTGGTGTTTTAGTAAACTTAACTGATGGAATTACAAAATTTATAAAATCTGGTGGTTTTATGAATTTTTTTGGTGATTTTCTTATCGGTGGAGCAATGGCATTAGATAGGTTAGTTAAATTATCTGACGAATTTAAATTTTTCTTTAATATGGTTGTTTCTGGTGTAAATAAGTTAAATGATTTTGCTGGTGGTACAATAGGTGAATTAGGTCTTATAGGTTTTATATTATTTGGTAAAAGAGGTTTAAGAGGTGGCATTTATTTAGCTTTAGCAACTGGTATAGTAGATGCTCTTTTGGAAAAATTGGCAGTACAAATTGAAAGTAGATTTCCAGCCGTAGCAAAAGGTATAAGAAATATAAAAGTTGGTCAATTTACACAAGATATGATTAATGAATTTTCAGATCAAGTATTAAGAGAAGCCGGTTTAAAACCAGAAGAAATAGGTAGTAGATTGGGTATGATGGAAAATATTACACCAAGAAATCGAGCTATTATAGGTGGTGGAGACAGTTTTGAATTTAGAATGAGAAGATTTATTAATGGTTTAGAAAAACAAAGAAAAGAACTTGAAAAGATTTCTGGTAGTTTTTTTACTACTGGTAAAATAGAAAGCGAAGGAAAAGAACAAACACCATTTGAAAAATTTTTTAGTGGTGTAGAAAAAGGATTTGAAAATTTAAGTAAAAATGTTGTTGATTTTGCAAAAATTGGTGAAGATGCAGTTAAGCGTTCTTTTGGCGCTATGGATAATGCAATAGAACAACTTGTTAAAAATGGCAAAATAAATATGAAAGCCTTTGCTCAAGATATACTAATATATTTTGCACAAATAAGCGCTAGAATGGCTGTTATTTCTGCTTACAAATCATTTAGCCCCAATTTAATGAGTTTCTTAGGAGGCTTTGGTGGTGGTGGTAGTGTTGGTGGTGGTGGTGCATCTTCTGTTGCCGGTGCTGGAGGTGTTGGCTTACCACCTATGGCGTATGGTGGTGCAGTAAGTAGAGGTAGCCCATATTTAGTAGGTGAAAGAGGTGCAGAAATATTCGTGCCAAATCAATCTGGAAGAATTGTACCAAATGCCGGTGGTTCAACTATTGTAAATAATTATGATTTTAGAGGTGCAGATAGAAGTGCTGTAGCCCAGTTAGAAATGATGGCAGAAAATATTAAACAAGAAACATTTAAAATGGTTTTTGGTAGTATTGAACAAGGTGGTAGGTTTGCAAAAGCTACTGGGAGAAGGGCATGACAACAAAAGATTTTCCAGCAAATTTAGTTCCAAGTAGCATACAATTTGGTTTACAAAGTAATACACAAGTTTTTAAAAGCCCATTATCTTCCAGTACACAAACTTTAAGAATGCCGTCTGCATCGTGGTATGGCAAAGCCAGTTTTACAGATTTAATTGAAAGTGATTGGCGAACACTTGCAAGTTTTATTACAAGCCTAGAAGGTATGCACGGAAGATTTTATTTTGGTGATTTTGGTGGTGTTGAGCCTAGAGGTGCAATGTCAGCAAGTTCCAATACGTTGCGCATTAGAGGTGCATCACAAACTGGAGCAACAATAATAGTAGATGGTTTCCCAACAAGCACAAGTAATATTTTTAGGGCTGGTGATTATATTGCTTACGACACAACGGCTGGGCGTGAATTAAAAATGATAACGGCTGACGCAAATAGCGATAGTGTTGGAAAATCAACATTAAATATTTCGCCCAACATTAGAACAAGCCCAGCAGATAATGCTGTTGTATCTTACAGAACAACAAGCGCTAATGGTTTAGGCAATACTGATTTAACTTGCATTGTAAGGCTAGAAGAAGACCAAAGTGCATGGAATGTTGCGCCACCGTTAATAGGTACAATTTCATTTACATTTATTGAGGCTTTTGCATGACAAGAACTATTAATACTAATACTTTAGCAAAGGTAGATGACGAACAAGTAACCATGATAAATATGGTTCAATGTAATTTTGCGAGTGGAACTTTTTATGCAAATTCTACAGCACAAAGCATTGTTTATGATAGCAATACTTATTTAGGCGTTGGTAAAATTGGCGCAATATCAGAAGTTGAAGAAAATACAGATGTAAGCGCACATCAAATTAATTTAACTCTTACCGGTTTAGATACAACATTAATGAGTGAAAGTTTAAACCAAAACTATAGAAATAGAAGTGCTATTATTTTGGTTGCTTTTTTAGATAGTAATGATGCTATTGTTGGCGAGCCAGTAACAATATTCAGTGGTATTATGGATAGTGTACAAGTAACGGTTGGGGAAACT